ATTAAAAACTAATTAATAAGGAAATAAAATTATGGCAAATTATCAATACTGTGTGGCAACAAACTGGGGAAAAGGTTTCATAACGAATGACGATTCGGCACATTTAGAAATCAAAAGTTTTCCTGCTAGTTTGTGGAAAGTAAATGCAAATTCACAAAGAGCTAATAGATGGATTGCTGGAGTAGCTGGTGAAAGAAAAACTCTAGCTGAGGCGCAAGCACTTGTTGATCAAAAAGTTTTAGAAGAGCAAACTTATTGGGATGCAATACCTGCAGACGACCCTAGAAAAAATGAAACGTCTGATCTTTACCGATCAAGACCAACTACAATAACTTTAACGGAGTAAATTAAATGGCTGACTATAAAACAATCTTTGGACAAAAAATTCAATCAATATCAAGTGATCCTTCAGTAGCTATACCAGGACAAGTTTGGTACAATTCAACTACAGCGTCTGTAAAAGCAAATATTTTTTATAATGGAGTATGGTCTACTGGAAGTGCTACTATGAATAATGGTAGAAAATCTGTAGGATCAGCTGGGGCTGGTTCAACAGCGGGTGTTGTTGCCGGAGGAATAACTTTAATGCCTAATGGCCAACAAACTAATCAAAACGATACAGAGACTTATGACGGTACTACTTGGACTCAAGGTAATAATATTGGTTCAACAAGAAGAGGTTTAGGAAGTGCAGGAGTTTCTAGTACAGCTGCTTTAATATTTGGAGGTTACTTAGATCCTTATACAACTGCCTCAGAATCTTGGGATGGAACTAATTGGACTGGTACTCCAAGTTTAAATAGTTCAAGAGATAATATTGGTGGAGCTGGAACATCCACATCAGCTTTAGCAATTGCTGGACAACAGGGAGTTAGTGTTACAGCACAAGTAGAATCTTATAACGGTAGTTCTTGGACAGTAGGGACATCTACTCCTGGAGTGCAGCATTTATGGATATCAGCTGCTGGAAAAACTAACTCCGATGTTTTAGCTTGGGGTGGTGCAACATACAGTAGTGGATACACTTATTATTCAACATGTTATTTATGGGACGGTAGTTCTTGGACTACAAAAAACCAAACAACTGTAGCCAATAGATCAAATTCAGGAAAAGCTTGTACAAGCACAAATGCAATATTAAACTTTGGTGGATCTCCAGGTACAGCTACTGAAATATGGGATGGCACGTCTTGGACTGCAGGAAATGCAATGCCTGTAGAACAATCATCAGCAGGAAGTAATGGTAGTGGTCCTTCTAGTACTGCTGCGTGGTATGCGGGTGGTAGCGCGCCAAGTATAACTTCTCCAGCAGACGAAGGTTGGACTGGTATGCAAAACTATCAATTTGGTGCAGAAAAAATTACGTTAGCTTCAACTTAATCATTGACTTTATTATAAGACTATCTATATTACTATTTGAAAGGTAATATAATGACAGAAAAAAGAGACATACAAAAATTAGTAGATCAAGAAACTGAAAAATTTTATGAATTTTTAGATCCTAATGAAGTTCATGAGTTCAAAGAATTAACTAACGAGCTTAGAGATACATGGACTAAGAAACAAATATTTAGAACTGAAACTGAAATGAGGTTTTCTGTTTTAAATGATCTTAGATATCCAAACAATGCTTCAAAATATTGGCAATGTGTTAGAGAACAAGATGTTTATCTAGAACAAATGATGAAACTATCTTTTGAGTATAGAAGAAATGAAGCTAAAATTAAAAGACTACAAAAATTGTTAGATAAAGAAACTGATGAATATAAAAAAGAAGTTTATGAAATAGATTTAGATGATAGAAACTATACTAAAGCTAACATGCAACTAGTTGCTAGAGATAGAATGAGAGAAATAAAACTTTGGTCTAAACTTAAAGCAGAAGTTAATGATGGTACTTTTGATACACAAAATGTTAACACACATCAATTAGAAGCTTATCATCAAATAATGATAAATAGAAAAGATACATTAAGTCCACAATCTAGCCAACCAGAAGTATTTAATGTATTAGGTCAATTGCAAACAATTGAACGAGTACAGAAAGAAAAGGCACAACTTGAAAGTAAAAAAAGAGAAGCTTTATCTTCGGAGTCAACACTTGGAGCGAAACCCGAGTGAACAAAAAAAGTCAGAGCTTTATAAAAAAATAAAAAACCATATAGAAAAAACAGGTTTTATAATAAATCCTTTACTAGTAGTAAAAGATAATGACAAATATAAAGTTGTATATGGTAACAATAGATATTTGGCTGGCATAGAATTAGGCTATAATGAATTTTTTATTGAAGTATTGAAAAATGAAGAAAATAAAACTATACTAGATGCAGCAAAAAATTATAAAGAAATAGATTTAAATGAAACATGAGTTTATATATCTAGGCCAATCAATTGTAAAAGTGCAAGTGCCTGTTGATATATTTAATATTATCAATCATATTTATGAAACTAAATTTAAAAATTTACCTAGTGCTAGTACTCAACTAGTTGGTAAAATAAAAAACGAACATAGTTTATTTTATTCTGGTGAAAATGAAATGTCTATGAAAAGACATAGTTTTTTACCTAGAGATGTTTTAGTTTGGTTTAAAAAATGTTACGAAAAATATTTAGAAGTAAATAAAACAAAAGAATCTAAAATGGAACTAAGATCTATTTGGGTAAATGAAATGAAAGAACATGAATACAACCCTGTACATATTCACTCAGGAGATATACAGACAGGTTTATCTTCTGTTATGATTTTAAAATTACCTAAATCATTTGGAAAAGAATTATCTTCGCCCAATAATCCACAAAACGGTAGACTGCAGATACTGGGTGCAGCCAATGGTATGTTTGCACATATTGATTATGAACCTAATATGAAAGAAAGAGATTTTTATATTTTTCCGTATGATATGAGACATTGTGTTTATCCCTTTACTGGTTCTGAAACTAGAAGAACTTTAGCCGCTAACTGTGATGTAGCTTACAATAATGTAAAAAGCAGAGGAGTTAAATGATGCGTAAATATAAACCTGTGCTAGAGCCGATGTGGAAAAGTTGGATTATTAAAAGCACTGAACCAGTCTTAACTCCTGAACAATGTAAAATAGTTATGGATACAGGAAGAAGTTTAGAACCTGAAAAAGCTAGAATTGGAATGGGAAGTGATGGAAAAAGAGATGATGCTAAAAGTAGAGTTACAACTATTTCTTGGATACCTTTTGATAAACTTCCAGAACTTTATGAAACATTAGATACTTTTATACAAAAAGCAAATAACAATCATTTTGGTTTTGAAGATATAAGAATAACAGAATCTGCACAGTATACAGAATACCCTCCAGGTGGTTTTTATGAATGGCATATGGATACTGATGTTGTAGGTAAACATGAGCCACCTGTTAGAAAAATATCAATGACTTTATTACTTAATGATCCAAGCGAGTTTGAAGGAGGAGATTTAGAATTAATAGAAAAAGATAAAACAGCACCTATTAAACAAGGACACGCTGTTTGTTTTGCTTCTTTTCTTCGTCATAGAGTTAAACCAGTTACACAAGGAATAAGAAAATCTTTAGTAGTTTGGTTTGGAGGTGCACCTTTTAAATGATTAAAGAACAATTTTTTCCAACTACAATTTATGCAAAAGATATTAAAATAGATAATGATGCTTTAGCTAATAATATTATTAATTGGAGTAAACAAGATAAAGGGGTAAAATTAACTAACATAGGCGGTTGGCATTCTCCAACAGATATGAATACAAAGCCTGAGTATGAAGAACTATGCAATGCATTATTTGAAATGCAGATGGAAATATACAAAGAAGAATTTATAGAAAGAAAACCTTTATTAGGTAATATGTGGGCAAACATAAATTATAAAGATGGGTCTTACAACAAGCCTCATTTACATCCTAATAGTTTATTTAGTGGAGTTTATTATGTTAAGTCTCATCTAGACAGCGGTAATCTAACTTGCTATGATCCAAGACCAGGTACACATATAACAATGCCAGTAAGAAAAAAAGTAGAGACACCTCAACATTTATGGAATGAGTGTCATATGGCTCCTATACCAGGAAGAATTATAATGTTTCCTGCATGGCTATGGCATTCAGTTGAACCTAATAAATCAGATGATATAAGGATATCTGTTTCGTTTAATTTTATACAGGAAGGTTTTAATGTTTGATAAATACCAAGTAATAAAAAAAGCTTTATCTTATGAGCTAGCTAATTTTATATTTAATTATTTTCTTTTAAAAAGAGATGCTGCCTTATTTATGTATGATAATAACATTATCTACCCAACTGGTTTATACGGAGATAGAGGAGACAGTCAAATACCAGGCACTTATTCTCATTACGCAGATCCAGTAATGGAAACTTTATTAATAAAAGTATTACCTAAAATGCAAAAAGAAACCGGCCTAAATCTATGTCCTACTTATTCCTACGCAAGAGCTTACAAAAAGGGTGATGAGTTAAAAAGACATAAAGACAGACCTAGTTGTGAGATATCTACTACAATAAATTTAGGTGGAGATCCGTGGCCTATATTTATAGATGGCACAGGTCAAGATACTGTTATAGATGAACACAAAAATATACATAAACCAGATGCACCTAAAGGCACTAAAGTCTTGCTTGAAGTAGGAGATATGCTAGTATATAGTGGATGTGAACTTGAACATTGGCGAGAGCCTTTTAAGGGTGACATTTGCGGTCAAGTATTTTTACATTATAATCATGTGAATGGCCCATTTGCTGAAAAAAACAGATTTGATGGACGACCTATGTTGGGTCTACCATCATTTGCTAAATAGTATTATAATGGAGTCATATGTTACAAAAATTAGGGTTTTTACCAGGATTTAACAAACAAGTTACATCAACAGGTGCCGAGTCTCAATGGACGGGCGGTACCAATGTTCGTTTTAGATATGGTACACCTGAAAAAATAGGTGGTTGGTCTCAATTAGGTGATAGTAAACTTACCGGTGCAGCTAGAGGATTACATCACATGGTCAATAAACAAGGTATTAAATACGCTGTTATTGGAACCAATAGAATTTTATACGTATACTCAGGAGAAGTTTTTTACGACATACATCCTTTAGTTAATCCATTAGGTACAGCTATTACAAGTGCGTTTAGCACGACTAATGGATCACCGACCGTAACACTTACACTTGGTGGTAGCCATAGTTTTCAAGCTGGAGACATTATTTTATTTGGAGATGCAAGTACCTTTAGTACAATTACTAACTCTAATTTTAGTGCATCAGATTTTGCTAATAAAAAATTTATGGTAACTTCTGTTGTAAGTTCAACAACTATAACTATTACAATGCCTAGCAATGAAACCGGA